GTGAAGAAGAACCCCACCCTAGAAAAATCGCATATACAGGGGGCAGCGTTGGGTGCTGGTTGCCTGTCAGACGCTCTGTATGGGTCTGTGCGTGGTGTGGGTGGGGTTGGGTGTGTTGGGTGCTGGGGCTAGTGGGCTGGTCTGTTACCCCTTCTGCTGTTGCATGACTTGTGCGCTGGGGCTAGTGGGCTGTTGGGGTCTGCTGGTATCACATGGTCTGCTGTCCATTGGTCATCTGGTCTGTATCCTTCGCCACATAACCAGCAGATGGTTGCTGTGTCTCGCACCTGTTTGGCTGCCTTGCGATAGGTGTGGTCATAGTGGGTTTTGTCCCTATGGCGTTGGCGTTGTGTTTCTCTTTGTGTTTCGCATTGATCGCATCTTGATGGGTTGTGGTGCAGTGTTCCACAGGTCAGGCAGGTGCGTGGGGGTCTAGGCATGGGGTTCTTTTTTGTAGTACCTGTTGTTTTTGTTATGCACAAGTGTGGCGTATCCATTCATCAGGTAGCCACCCCAATTTTTATTCATGTGTTCAAACCATGCTGTGCGTTGCTCTGGTGTCATGTCACGCCATAAGCCAAAGCCTGTACCTATCTCTGGTGTGCTACCTATCGCCATTGGTTATACCTAACTGGTGTTGTGCCAGTTCTAGTTTTTCAAGTGTGTGTTTCAGTGCGTGTTCTATCGCTGTTCTGGTTTTCTTTTCTTCACCTAGTTTGTTTCTTAGCGCATAGTTATCAGTTATGGAATGTTCAAGGTTGTTGATTGTTTGTTGCAATCTGCGTTCTGTTATCTGTAGTTCTGTTTCTAGTCTGTTGATTTTGGATTGGTAGCCACAGATGCAGCGACCCCAACCAGAATGTGTTACATCTGTCATGCTGCTTCTTCTTCTTCATTGGTTAGTTGGTAGAACGCTGCACCAAATATCTCTGATGGGTGATAACCAAACTTGATGCACCAGTAGTCTGCCCAATACACATCAATGCCATTCTTCAACCATTGCTGGCGTTTGTTTCTGTGTATCTCTGCAAGATCACCTGTGGCTTCTAGGCGTTGAAGTAGTGGTGTTGGGTCTAGGCGTAGTTTCACTTCATCACTGCGCTTACGGTAACTTTTCTGCTGTTGGTATCGGGCTGATCGGCAGATGTCGCATCTGCAACCCCTGCGTACATACATTGATACGCCATGTTCTGTGATTTCTTTGCGTAGTGCGCCACGCCCACGCTTGTTTGTTGTGCTGTCTGTGTTTGTCATTGTTTCTTTTTTCCTAATACTGCTACCCATTCTGAATGAACAGGTGCATCTGGGTTGTCTGGGTTTGGTTCTGGTGGTGTTGGCATCAGTATTGGTGTTGTGATGGTTTTACCTTTGGCATCAACTGTTGTGATGCTGTGTCTGTACCAGCGTTCCATGCGTGCATTTCTCATTGGGTGTTTCTTTCTTGTGTTTGTGTGGATATGAACAGATGCAATCTTGCAGTAATTGGTGGCACGCTTTGCAGCGTTCTGGTTGGCTGTTCATTGTTTCTTCTTTGGCTTTGCGCCATAGTCCCAGCCATATAGGAAACCTATGCCTGCGCCACAGACCATGCCAATCATGCACATCAGCAGATCACGCCATTCAGACCCCAGATGTATAACTACTTCAGCAATCATCTTCATCAATCCAATCATGGCGTGCATTGTCAATATCTATTTTGCGTAATGCTTGTTCTACTGATTCATCAGCCATATAGCCTTGTGCAACTGCTGCGACACGGTAGAACTGACGCATAATGCCATCATCATCAATGATGAAATCAGGTGCTGTCCTGATATCAATCTTTATGATGGTCATGTGATATCGCTGTGCATCTTCTTGTACCTGTTGTTTTAGTTCTTCAGTAACAAAACGCATCAGATCTGGCTGGTCATATGTTGTTGCTGATATCTGCATTTCTCTTGCAAGGGTGCGTATCAGATGTTCTGTTGTTTTCTTTGTCATTGGTACTTCAGCCATTCTTCTATCTGTTCAACAGCGTTGGGTTGAATGTTGAGAATGTCCCAGCCCACTGTGATCTTCTTGAACTTGTTGAAGGTTGTGAATCTGTTGATCTTGTGTGCGTAGTGCGCAGCACGCCATGCAATGTATGCAAAATCATTTGCATCAGGTGTGGCTAGATAACCAATGCTTTTACCTGTGTGTTGTTCCCATTCAGTAAGAACCTTCAGTGTGATTGGCGCATCAAAAGTGTTGCCATCAATGGTTGTGATTTGACACATCAACGCCACTGCTGATCCTTCTGATGTTTGATTCTTTTTTTACGGTAATCCCATGTGCCTTCTATCAGCATGAACAGCATTGGTAGCACCACCCAAAGTAGAAGCAGTTTTGATGTGTCAGACATGATTAGCCTTTCTTGGGTTGAAGTTTGTTCCAGCGCAACTGGCACGCTTTTTCTGACCTGCCAAGAACATTGGCAATGTGAAACCAGTATTCACCAGCAACTTTTAGTTTGCGCAACTGCTGATCTTCTTTCTTTGTCCAGCGTGCGCTGGCGTTCTGGGTTTCAATTCTTTTGCGCACTGGTGGGTTGGTGCTTGTGATGGTGTTGTTGATCACTGGTCTGCTGATACTTGTGAGTCTCGCAAGGCTATGAAGGTATGACTGTTCTACTTCTGGCAAAGCATCAAAGCGTTCTTGTTCCCATGAATGCAACGGTATGTTGGCTGCCATTTTGGTTGCTATCAGTGATCTTGTAATCATTGTGATTTGGTGTTGAAGGGTTGCAATGTCATGCAACGCTTTCATCAGCGTTGGTTCTGTTGGGTGTTGTTTCTTGAACATGGTTCTTTCTTTCTTCTCTATTGTGAGATCTTGCGCTGAATGGCTTTGTGCATTGTGCAGCCCCAATCAACAACCAGATCAAAACGATCTGGGTGGAAGTGTTGTGGGTGTTGTTCTGCTGTGTCCATGCGTGGCATCAGCACTGCGCTGAATCGGTCAATGATTGCTTCAGGCATCAATGGCATCAGGTGTTCTGATAGGCGCATCAATTGGTATTGGGCTTTGTAATTGATGATGTTTGGTTTGGTGGTTTTCATTTGCTGTCTTTCTATTGGTTGGGTGTGTCACAACTTGAATGTTGCAATGGTGCGTGTGTCTGCGTTGCGCAGGGTTTCTGCTTCTTGCTTGCTGGCTGCTATCACCAGTTCAAGGTTCAGATCTTGATTGGCTAAACGCTTTGCACGCTCTACCACCCACTGCGCACGCAGTTCATGGTGCTGTGGGTGTTTGTAGAACTTCTTGTGAACCATGCCAAGATTTATATCTGGTGATGATGGTGTGCATTTTGCAATGTCACAGAACTGCCAGAACTGAAGTTGTGATTGATCCATTACTTTGCATCTCTTTCTTCTTGGCAGTAGCAGCACCAGTCAATGCTGTGCTTTTGCCATGTCGCAAGCCTGCGTTTGTTGGTGTCTTGCACAAGACCTGTGCCGATAATCTCGCCAGTGTTATCAAAGTGTTCGCAGTAGATAGCCCACTTACCACCATCTTCAGGACAATCTGCGTAGGTAACTTTTGATGTTGTGTGTGTGTTCATACCTGAATCATAACAGGTGGTGATGGTGTTTCTGGTATTCATTAGAACTGCCACCCATTGTTGAACTTGACCTGCAACGCTTGAATCTCGCCAGTGATCACTACTGATTGCTTGCCAAGAGTACGCACCAGCGCAACAGCATCATCTGTCAAATCATCAGCCGATAACAATTCATCAATCTGTGCTTTGATTGCATCACGCTTTGCTTCAAGCAAGTGTGCCTGATCTGCTGCCTGCTGGAAGCCTGATGCAATCTCTTGCTGTTCAGGTGTCAAGCACTGGTGTGCTGGTCTGATGGTTTTGATTACTGTGCCATTGGCGTTGGTGATGCTGGTTGCTTCTGCATCTGTCAAGTAATAGTTGCCTGCTTTGCTGGTTTCCCATTTCAAATTGGTTTTGCCACAGTTGTTGCAGGTGATTGTTTTTTTGCTGTTCATTACTTGCCAGCCTTCATAAAGATCCAGTAGCCATCAATGTTTCTTGCTTGGCAACCAAACTCACAAGTATCTACAAGATCCATTGTTGCAACAATGCGACCATCAACAACTGGTGCGCCATTTGCAAGCAACCAATCAATCATTGCGTGCGCACGCTTGATGTTTGATGAAGAACGGTAAGCATCACCAGCAGCACACCATTTGTCTGCAAGGTAGGTGATTGCAATGTCACGATTCTGAATCTTGTTGCCACCATTGCGTGCGTTGCGTACATTGAAAATTGTTACACCCTTGTAGGTGGTGAAGTCTGTGCTGTTTGTGTGTGTGTTCATACAGACATTATAAGCACAGGTGATTGGCAAACGCAAGTACCCTGCCAAACCCAAGCCAGATAAGGGTTTCATGGTTGCCCAATCTGATTGGCTTTGCTGGCAAGGGTTTCAGGGGCAAGCCACCTGAACCTGTGCGTAACCTGCCTGCCAGCATCATCAGCCCAAGACAGCACCCAGCAGCCTTCAGAAGCCAGTTCAGTGATCTGGTGGGGTCTGGTGGCTATATCCAGCCATCTGCGCACAAAGACCCTGCCACACACCTGTGCGTTGATGCTGGTCTGGTGGTTGTGCATACAACTGCTGCTGATCACCATGCCATTCAGAATGGCGTGTGCTGACCACCTGCCATTGTCGCAGCGCACAGAAATGCCAACAGTTGTGATCATGGTTCTACTGGTGCTTGATCTTGTTGATGTGGCGTTTGATTTTGTTGATGGCTGGTGAATCCAGTGTTGGTGAACACCAGCCCCATGCTTCTAGGCGATCTAGGAAAGAACACCAATCAATGTTTTCTGTTGGGCTGAAGAACCCATCAAACACTTCTTCTGCTGCTTGCAAGCATTCTGGTGTGACATCAGATGCTGTGATGATTGTGATTGGTTGTGTGTTCATTGTTTGCCTTTACCGTTGCACTGGTAGCAGATGCCTACAGCACCTGAACTGAATATGTATTTGCCTGTGCCATCACACTTACCACAAGCATCATCAGCAACTGTGATTTGTGTGTTGCCTTTGTAAGCCAGCGACACGCCACAATCACGATTCTTGTGGGTCATGGTTTGCGCACCATCAACAGCCCATACAAGAACTTGCCATTCAGCAAAATCTTCTGGGGCAACACTGCGTGCTGCATCAACTAGGCGTTGCTTATCTAACTGTTGTTTGGCGCAGGCAATATCAAGTGTTCTGTGCAGTTCAATGATCAGTTCTATTTCTGATGTAAACAGCCTGCGCCCAATGCGCTGATTGAATGATGTGTTCATGGCTTCATTGCCCATTTGACTACTGAACAGATTGCAAGTTCTGCGTTGTATTTGGTTTTGTAGTGGCGTGTTGCGCCATTGCGTAGATCTGTAAGCAACCAATACTTTGCATCAGCAGTGATGATGCGTTCAATGGTGAACATTGACAGATCTTTGGTTTCCAGAATCAACTGGTTGATTGGTGTGTGTTGCCTTTTCATCACTTGCCTGCTTTCACTGCTTCAACGATTTCACAAGCAATGTAGTAAGCATCAAAATCTGTGTTCACGGAACTTATGTTTTTGTTCACTAACTTCTGCGCCAGATCCATGCGTGATGTCCATTCTGCAATGATGCGTTCAGAACCTGCAATAAGTCCACCATTCACACGGTCACGGTAAACCCTTGTTGAGAACACGCAGTATTTGTATTCATTCTTTGTTGATCGTGTTGCCACTGTGCCATTGCTTGATGTTGCTGTGTATGTGTTTTTGTTCATGCACCCATCATAAGCACAGGTGATACCCATGCGCAACTACCCTGTGCAAACCCTTATACAGCAAGGGTTTTAGGATTGGTCATAGTAGGCAGCCAGCGCAGGTGCGATCAGTTCAGCCCACACAGACAACTTGACCATTACCAGCCCATCAGACCAGCCATCAGGCATTAGCACTGCTCTGGTGGGCTTACGCAGGCTTCCATAGTCAGATTGATTACCTATCACTTGTGCTTCTATGCGTAGCCATGCTGTAACTGCTGGCTGTATCTGCTTGCCTGCTTTCACTTCATTAGCAAACAATGAATCTTGCCAGTTTTCTTCATTGGCATCACCAAACTTGTTTGATGGTTTCACACCTAAAGCCTTGCGTGCTGTGCGCTGTTTGTTTAGACCCTTGCGCCGATTCCTAGCACCCATGCAACGCTTGCAGACACAGCCACGCACATGGCGTTGGTTTGTGATGTTGCCATACAGATCACACCCACATGGGCATTCACCCTTGCGTGCTGCTTCTTCTTCTGTCATGCAGCAAGTGTAGAACATCAATGATCATTATGAAGTTGTATTGCGTGGGCAACTAATGCTGGGTCTGTGATGTTTCTACAACGCACCTGTTCAATCACAAGTTCTAATAACTGTTCTAGTTCTTTGCGCCTACGCCCAGACACAGTAGAAGCAGGTTCATCAATGCGTTCAGCATCTTCATACTTGCCACGCTGATCAGAATGCACATACACATGACACCTGTTGATTTTCTTGCGCAACATAAACACCACGCCATTCTTGTGAAGGATTGACAGCGCACCAGAAGATTGCCCATGATGCAGATTCAACAGATCACCTACCTGCTGATAGGTCAGCCCTGCTGGGTGTTGCGACAGTGTGCGCAGTATCTGTCTGGCACGCTCTGTGGCTTCACCAGTGGCTGCTTCTCTGTTGGCTCTGTCTTTGCTGGCAGGCTGGTTCACATACCCTGCTGTGCCTGCATAGGGCAACAGTTCATCATCTGATGGGTCTTGATCATCAAACAGGTTTGGCTGGTCATCACTCATTGTGTTACTTCCATCTGTGATGCTGCTTCAAGTAGTTCAACAGCCAGTAGGCGTAGTTCATCTGCTGACAGTGGCAAGGATTGCACAGCGTTACCGTTGCGTGCATATTCACCCAATATCAGAAAGGCTTTTGCGCCTAGCACTGTGCTGTGACTTGTGATTATTTCTATTGATGTGTTCATTGTTGGTTTTCTTTCTTTTGCTTTTTGTTGGGTTGGCAGCCTGCGACTATGTGAAACATCAAATCTGTGTAGCGTTTGAATGTTCTTTTGCAATCGTGGCAAACATGGTTTTCTGGTGTGTTCATCACTTGCCAGCCTTTGTTGTGTAGGCACGCATTTGATCTATCAGGTCACAAGCACCATCAACATCACGCCATTGATATCGGGTCATTAGATCGCCTACTTCATCTGCAATGAATGCAGTTACCACTTTGGCTGTGCCTTTTTTTGTATTGCTAGAACCAAAGATTTCAATTGGTGTGCCACAGAATGTTGCTGCAACTGACCAACTAAAACCATTGCCATGTTTGTTTGCGTGTTTGATTGGTGTGTATTCAATGCTTGCTGCAAACAATTCAGTAAGTGTGTTTGTGTTCATACCTGAACTATAACCACAGGTGATACCCAGATGCAACTACCCTGTAAAATCCTTGCTAGGTAAGGGTTTCAGAATCCTAGAAACCCTATCCAATGGGAAACTGCGCCAGCGTTCCCTACCTGTAGAGCCACCAAAACAACACACAGACCCATCAGGATTGAAGCCCCTACAAACAAACTTGCCACGCAAACCATTCACAGTGAACCAATCACCATCAGTGATTTCAAGCAATAACAAACTTGCCATCAGAACCCAACACAATTTCTGCTTCACCCTTACGCACAGACAACAGCGCATCAATCACTTTCTTAGCCACCTGTGATGACATACCAGCAATGCCAGAACCAAACTGATCAACCAACAGTTGTTCATCACATTCTGTCTGCTTCAATAGGTTGTTGATGAAGTTTGTTTGTGCTTCAGTGATTACTGCACCTGATGGTTTGTTGGCTGGTTTAGATAATGGCGCAGGGTCTGATGATTTTGTTGTTGGTCTTGGCTGTTCATTTTGTGGTGCAGCCTGTTGTGGTCTTGCAATGCGTGTTGCCTGTTCACGCTGGGGTGCGTCATGTGGTGATCGTTCATAAGTATCTGAATCAGGGTCTGCTTCATCAGTTGGCAGGCACAAGGTTTGTAGCAGTGCTGTTCTGAATGCAACGCTGTATGCCTTTGCTGTGGCTTTGTCGCCACTATCCATAGATTCAGCACTGACAGTGGCAGCAACATTTGAACCATCTGGTGCGTAAAAGGTATATGTGATTGTGATGCGTGCGTGACCCATCACTGTTCTGTTCTGCCCCACCTGCACAGATTCATAATCACTTGTGATTACTGTTGGTACTACAACAACACCATGCTTGCGTAACGCTGGTGACACAGCATTGATCACAGCATCAATACCCCTGAAGTTGAACTTCTGATGGCTGTTGTAATCACCCTTCTTCACTGCACCAGCATCTGTCATCACTTGTGTAAGCAGGCTAAATATTTGTGGCTGTGTCATCACACTGCACCTTTCACTGTGCGCATCACTCTGAATGATGTTGTTTTGCTGAACTGTTTAGCCATATCTGGGTGTGCATCATTGAATGCTTTGCTATCAAATCGGCTGGTTGATTGGGCTTTGAATGTCAATACCTTTTGACCATCACTGGTGGCTGTTTCATGGTCACGCATCAGGTTGGCTAACTGGTCTTTCAATCGGGCTTCAAGTTGTTCAAGTTCTTTCAACGCTGCTTTGGCTGCGTTCCATTCCATGATTAGTGATAGTGCTGCGTTGTCTAGTTCTAGTTCCCCTGATGGCTCTGGGTGTAGCAGTGATACCTGTGCATAGTTCAATGGCACATCTTCAGGCAGTTTGTCTGCATCAATGGATTCACAGAACGCTGTAACCCTTTCAACCATCAGTTCAATATCATTGTTGTGGCGTTCAACATTGAACATACTGATACGCAGTTGGCGATCTAACACAACAAAAGTAACCAGTTCAGCATCACTGCAAAACATCTGTGCTTGTGCTTGCCAATACCATTCAGGTAGGCACAGATCATTGGCAAGCCATTTTGTAGTGGTCTTGCATTCAATCAAACGCCCATCATTAGCAAGCCCATCAAGCGTGGCGATAATGCGCCCATTTAGGTACATCACTTCTGGTGTTTCAACTTGCAGGTTCAGTTCTTCTTGCGCTGCTGTAATCAATCCTGATTCAAGCCATGTGCCACGCTTCATTGCATCATTCTGTTCACGCACCACTGGTGGCTGCATTTTCTCTATGGCAAGATCAATGATGTTCTTGTAGTCATTGCAACCCATAATGATTGATACTTCTGATGCGCCCACAATGGTTTTCCCATCATGCTTATGGCGTGTCTGCAACCATTCAAGGCTGCCATGTGTGGGTTTAGTTATATGTTTCATGGTTATCACTATGACAGATGGGTGTGTCATACTTGCAACCCCTAAATGCAAAAACCCCACTGACATAGCCAGCAGGGTTTTCACATGAACAAACATAACAACGCACTAAGCGCAACCATGCAGATGTTGATGGTAGCACCTAGAGTGTCAAACCCACACATGAAAGAACAAACATGACACAAAGAATCACTGCTGATAATTACTTTTCAATAGTGCCTGAATGGGTTTTATACGCTGATATTTCAGCGTTGGCTGTCAGGCTTTACGCAACACTGCAACGCTATGCAGACAAAGATTCTGGTGGCTGCCACCCATCACGCAAGACCCTTGCTGATCGTTGTTGCACAACAACCAAAAGTATTGATAGAGCATTGAAAGAACTGGTTGCTTTGGGTGCTGTGACTATGCACCAGCGCACATCAGCCAATGGTGATCTAACTAGCAATCACTACACAGTGATAACTAATGCAGGGGTAGAGACAAAAACGCCCCTACCTAGAGACATAAACGCCACTAGGGGTAGGGACAAAATCAACCCAAGAACTAGAGTCAATATAAACCAGAGTCAAGAACAGGCAAGTGTGAAAACACTTGCTGATGAATGGTGGCAGTTTTACAAGACACGCACAGGTGGCAAAACCCCAACAGGTAAGCGTGCGTTTTTTGCGTTGCAATCTGTGATCACTGCTGCTTTGGATTCTGGCTGGTCTGTTGATGATGTGCGTGATGCGCTGACTAGATGCGCAACTGTTCCTAGTGTGATGCAGTTTGATAGGGAACTGGCAAAGGTTGTGCAATCCACGCAGACCAGCCCCACACGCTCTGTAGGCGTTTGTTTCAGGTGTAAGGGTACAAAGTTGCGTCTGGGCTGGAATGATGATGGCACAGCACTTATTGATGATCTGCCATGTGATGTGTGTTGAGACAAACAAAAGCCCCACCCATTACAGGTGGGGCAGATGCTTTGTGATTGATTACTTAGTGCAGGGAAACACTTTGACTGTGATTTGTTCATCATCTTCTAGGTCATATCCATACACAGCAATCAGTTCTGCTTGAACTTCTGTTGTGTTCGCTGCATTCATGCTATGAACACTTGAAGTGTCAATCACCATCTGATTTATGTATTTCTTGATGCAAGCACAATTGGGTGCGTGTATTTCAAATTGATCTTTATCAGTGTTTTCAAACCATGCGTACTTTGTTGATGTGGTGTTTGTGTTTGTTTCCATACCCACATCATAAGCACAAGTGATACCGATACGCAAGTATCAATTTCAAACCCTTACCCCACAAGGCTTCCAGCCATATGCCACCCAAGTGACACAGAACCTGATTAGGGTTGAACCCACCAGCCCCTAGTTAGCCACCAAGCGTGGTCAAAACCAAATCTGCCTAGCGCACCCAGCATTGCACCAGAAGTGCCTGTAAGCCTGTGAGACAAGCGCAAACGCCAGTGTGGGATACAGACAGCCACCCAGCGTGGAAATCCTTTACAGCGTGGCAGGGAAAGCACACCCATGAAAACCAAACCAATATTCATCATCATCATTGCATTACTTCTGCACCTGTGGATCTTTGCAATGTTCGCCCAAGAAACAAAAGCAGCCACCTACCCAACAACCAAACACCTACCCTGCCAGCAATGGCACAAACAACTGCGTGCCAATGGGCTACCAGTAGAAGTATTTGCACCCATTATGTATCGGGAATCCAGATGCCAAAGAACTGCTGTGGGCTGGAACTACAAGAAGGGTCACAACCATAAAGATTGCAAACTGTCACCAGCAGCCACCTACCGTAAATGCAAACATATAAAATCCTATGATATTGGGTTGTTGCAGATCAACAGCACATGGAAAACCCTTACCTACCAAACCTGCAAAACCAAAGAGATGCTGACCCTACAAACGCCAAGTTGCAATCTGGCTGTGGCAGCAGTGCTTTACAACAAAGGATTAGGGTTGGGCAACTGGCGTGCAACAAGCAATGGTAATATCACTACTAAGTAACCACCCCTAGAAAGACAGCATATGCCAAAGAAACAAACACTAAGCCCAGAGACACTGAAGCACAGCGCAACAGTTATTTTGTCTGCACGCATGAACGCAGGTGTTAGCCAGCGTGACCTATCAGTGCGCATGGGAATCACACAACCATTGATCAGCGCATGGGAACATGGCAAATCAGTACCATCACTTCATCATCTTGTAGCCATTGAAACTTCATTGGGTTTATCAACAGGTGAATTGATTATGCCGATTGCATACCCAGCGCATCATGGGGATACACCCACACCCAAGTAACTATGTCTGAAGTAGGTGTTGAAGATGCGTGGAAGCGTGAGAGAGTAGCAAGGCTTTCAACAACACCTATATTGCGTGCTATAGAAAACTTACCTGTGCGTGATGCTGCACAACTGTTAGGTGTCAATATTGGCACTGTTGTGAAATGGCGTGCCAGTGAAGGATCAGCAACAGTGCATTATGCAAGAGCCGACAGAATCGCAATCAGGCTTGGCGTTCACCCTGCTTATATGTGGGGCAAAGAATGGTGGCAGATTTAGACAGCAGAAAACCCCAGCACACTTGTTTGGTTTGTGTGCTGGGGTTTTTCTTTACTAGGTGGGCAGGGTCAGCAGACAGCAAGCCAACCCCACCCAGATCTATCAGCCTTGCAACGCAGGTGGCGTGGCATCACCAATACAGAACTGCCAATGCCATGCTTCAAACTCTGGTGATTTGGGATCACTACCCTGAAGGTAGAAACCATAGTTGGGTGCATTCTCGCACAGCCATTTCAATGAACGCTTTGCAGAAGCCAGCGCAACGATCTGTGCGTTCTTATCTTCTACAGCCAAATCAATAGCCAAACCCCAGCCATGATTAGAACCTGATTTACCTGTTGGATCTGGCGCAGCAGATGGTGCTTTGCCTTTTTTCAGATACCACTTCTTGCCTTCATAGGTGCGTGTTACTTGTGGCTTGCGCCCACCATCAGTAAGTGAATACCTATCTTTGAACATAGCCAGTTGCCCATCAAATGAACGATAATCACCAATGTTGCGCAAGGTAATACCGTTTGCTTTTGCTGCTTCATACAAAGCATTGAACGCAACTGCTGCTGGTTTCACCATTTTGCCACCAGTGTTCACACGCATCAACAAAGCCTTATCAAGCCTGCCATTGATCTGACCCTTTAGGATTGTTGGCAATACAAGTTTCTGATATGGATACTTCATTAGGCTTCTTCTGTGTTCTTTTCTGCTGGTGTTACACCAGTGAACGCTGCGTTGATTTCTGCTGTGGTCAGATTGCCATCAACAGATGATCTTGCAAGCCTTTCAATAACGGTCACACAGGCACTGATACCTGCAAGCAACGCTGATTTGGCTACTGGAATGCCACCAATGATGGAAGCACCACCAATGATTGCCATTGCATTCACCACAAATGTGCTGATGATGCGTTGAATGATGCTGATTGCAGTGTTCATTTCTCTTCTTTCCCAGATAGGGCTAAAGCAACAAGGTTGATAACCAACCCTGTTGCGCCAATGTATAAACCAATTCTTCTTGTGTCACCTGAAAGGGTTATCAAGACCAGTGCTGTGCCACACAATGTCCAAACCAAACCAGATACTTCACCCAAAAATCTATTCATACTTGAAACAAGTATGCACCATGTTGTTTTCTTTCACTGTCAGTTTATCTTGCGTGATGCAGTGGGTATAGCAGAAAGCATTGCGCCAGCAGCCACAACAAGTCTGCGTGTTGAAATCGGCACTGTTGAACCTAACGGTACATAGGTATCTGTTTTACCATCAAAAACATTGATGGCTGTTTCAAATGATTCACGCACACTTTCTGAAGCAGTTTGCACCACAGCAATCAGTTCTACTAATTGGTTTGGTTCTATGGTTTCCAGATCTAACGCTTCAAAGATTTGTTGTGCTTCATCAGCAGACACACTTTCAAGCACTGTTGCGCTGGTGGCTAGTTCAACAGCCTGTTCAGAAGTTATTTCTGTTTCAAGGATTTCAGCCACCACTGCTTGTATTTCTGTTTGTGATGCTGTGTCTATGTTCGCTAGAAGTTCTATGATTTGGTTATCAACTATTTCTGTGGGGGTTTCTAATGGTGGTTCTTGAATTGGTAGTGATGTTGATGACGCTACTTCTGGCAAGGTTGGCGTGGGAATGGTTGCGACAGGCACAGAAGTTGTTGAAAGAGCAACAGCAGTTGGCACAGGATTTGGTGTGGTCACAGGTGGATTGGTCACAATCGGATCAGCCACAGTTGTTGTTGTCTGAACCACAGTTGTTTGAACCTGAAGAACAGTTGTCTGAACTTGATGTGTGGTCTGTGTTTCAGGATAAGAAGAAGAAGTAGTTGTTGTTTCTGGTTCTGTTGTGGTGGTTGTTTGGCGTACCGTTGTTGTTGTTTGTTCTGTGGTTGTGGTTGTGCTACTGGTTTGATTAGCAGTAGTTGTAAAGGCTTCATCAGGCACTATGACCCAGCCTGTATTGTCAATGTTCCATGCCAGCATGAAGCAAGTGCCACCACCATTTTCATAGTACCAGCCATCAAGGGTTAGTGATTCATTGGCTGGCAGGGTCATGGTTTCTGTTTCAATTGCGCTACAACCTTTGTCTGTCCAATCACCCCATTCATAACCACCTATTTTCATTGTGCCACCATCATCAGCAGCCAGCCAGAATTGAATCGTGTTGTGTGCTGGCAGGGTGATGAAGCCTGTGTAGTGAACCATGAACAGATCATCTGGGCAGCCAATCATGGGTTCACCATCAAAACTTCTGTTGATGTTGTTTTCTATTTCGCTACCACATGATTGATATGTGTAATCAGTTTTGCTGGGTGGCACATCAGTTATCACATAATAAACAGCGTTGATGCCTGTGATGGGTTGTGCTTGTGCGTGGGTGCTGAAGAACGCAAGTAGGGCTACTGGTATGAAGATAAGCCAGCGCAGATCATTTATCTTTGTGTGCGTGCCAATCAATGTGTGTGCCTAGTCTGCTATCTACCTTGTCTATTTTGGTTATGACGCTATCTAGTTTGTCTGAATTGGTGGCGTGGTCACGATTGTTTTGCCTGCGTGTAGTTTCAACCATTGCCACCAGCAGCGCACCTGTCATACCAATAACAGCAACAACAATTTCATTCACTAGTTGTACCCATATACAGAGATGTTGCCTACTGCTGTGCCTGCTGATGGAAAAAAACGCAAACCAGTCATTACCGTACTTGCATTGTAATTCCCAGACCCATGCCACACATAGTTGAAAGCAAGAGCAACACGGCGAATAGATGCCTGATAAAAAATGTTTGTTTCAACTGCGACATTGGGTGCAAAAATATCTACTACCAAAGTAGTTTGTTTGCTTTCCCCATAGTTGTATGCAATTTCAAATGCGTTCTTGCTTGCTGTAAATGAACTAGCAACAGTGGTTTGGTAATACTCTAATTGTTGTTGTTCATAGTTTGTAAGTGCAACTGCACCACCTGAATCACGCAGACGGAAAGTCATTAGTGCAGCAGTAGCACCTGTATTAGCAGAAAAAACAACTCTATAATTTCTGTAATCAGAAGTAAAAATGTTTGATAAATCAAGTGGTGCTGCACTGGTAATTCCAGTAAAAGAACTTTCAGCCACCCTAACTAATCCCATAGGTCTATCTGTATTTGCAACAGTTACCCATGCAGATCCGTTGTATGACTGCAACACATTTGTATCATCAAGATAGCAAGTCATACCTTCAGCAAGTGTTGGTTCACCAGCACCACCAAACGCTGCATCACGCACAGCAACAGAAGCAAAACGCATAATAGTTTGATCCATTAGATAACCATTGACCTGTGCTGCTGTCAATTTACTGAACGCAGTAAAAAGTTTTGCGCCAAGACCAGCCATTAGATACCTTCACTTTCTGGTTGCCATTCTTCTGCTGTATTACCTTCAGCAACCCACGCAAGATACGCAACATAGTGACGATTGTTTTCATCATCAGGTATCACACCCAAATCAGGGTGATAAATAAAAGTCATATCTGCAACTGTTCTTATTTGGTACATCATAACTCTGCATCTGCTGTGTATTGGAATTGAACACCAGTGCCTGTGACTGTTCCAACACCTGCTTGAACTTTGTGTGTTCCAACTACTGCGCCATAAATCGTATCGCCCCAACCAACAACGGTAATTGCATCAGCAGTACCTGCAGCAGTTGAGTATGGTCTAAAAGTAGGCAAGGCTCTCTTTACTTGCTGAAAAGAGCCATTTGCGTGTAGGACACCAGTAAAACTTCCATATCTGTTCATAATTGCGTTCACTTCTGTGGCAGTCCCAATCGCTGTGGTCATTATGTAAGACTTCTCATAGTACCGTTGGCAAGCACGCAGATCATCACCAAAAGATTTGAACTCAAATGGTGTAGCAACAGAACCAACAGTAAGTTGTGTACCAGTAACAAAGAAAGTATTGCTAGTTGAAGAAGCCAAGTTGGTTTGACCAACAGCACGATTAGCAGAAACAGTCGCACCCCAAGTTGTAGCCAGCGTGCCAGAAGTAAAAGTTGTGCCAGCACCCAACCACCAATTCACTCTTAGTGATGAGTTTTCATCATTATCAAAAGCACCTGTAACATCAGCAGGGAATGTAACTGTTTTCAATTCCCAAGTATTAGAAACATTGATGGTATAAGACTTGCTACAACTTCTAGTGTTATCAGTATCTTCTAATTCAACAATGAAAATACCTGTCTGAAACGATTTGACCCAAAAAGACAATGTAAGTGTTTGCGCTGATGCTGTGCCTTTACGAACTGCTTGCAGATTTTGCCCTTCAATCCTTTGTTGAAGAATCAAATAATCACCAGCAGCAGGTGAAGCATCAGCAGTTGTACAAGCAAGTTTCAGACTGTTGCGAAATCCTGAACCAGTAGGTGCATCAGCAATAGTTGTTTGTGTCCATGTGCCTAATGTGTTTGCAAATGTATTCCAACGGTCAGCAGTGTAATAACCAGATGCTGTGATACCTGTAACTGCTGTGCCAACTGCTGAACGCTGGCTTACCTGCATTGCACCATTGATAAGCAGATTGCCTGAAGAAGAACCAGTGAACAAAACAGCATCAACCTGATCAGCAATACTGCGCATAGCAGTAGCACCATCAGTTACATAATCAGTAACAGAAGGATACGGAATCGCAAAGTTTGTCGTTGTGCCTGCCATCAAAACCCCTAAAGAATTGTCCAGATTAGATTAGACCACGATAACCCAGCAGGTACGGATTCCCAAGTAAGTGTAGGCGTAACACCAGCCCATTGTTGAGAATAACCCACAGGTGAAAAGTGTAAATCAATATGATGCGTAGTGCTAGTAATTCTATGATCAATGCCTTCAACATACAAGTTCTTCTGCACCACAGATGGCGTGCCATATTCAAACGATTTGATAACCCCAACAAAATCACCAATATCAAGCGTTGCCACAGCACTGCGCTGTGGGTCTGTCAATCTGTGCATATTGATAGAAAGCCCTGTGAACCAATAGTTAGGTTCTGCACGCAACAAATAATCAGCCAGCACCAAAGCATCAGCGTTAGTCAATAATGGGCTATCACTAATGACAATACTTTGCACGCCATAGTTATCTATAGATGTGGTGTCTGTGCTTTGCTGATCTGTTGGTGTTGGCTGTGATGGGTTAGGCGCAACAATAATAATCACATCATTCAAGATGCTGTCAGGTCTAATAGATGTTCTTCTAGCAATTGCTTCAGCCATGTTGATACCTACTCATAAACAACTTCCAGCGTTGAATAAGGAATCTTGGCAGCATCATTATCAGCAAAGATAATTGTTGGTGATTCTTCTGTGCTGTTAGGTGTGCGTGCTTCCCAATTCAAAGCCCCATTGCGATCAATATAAAAACGCCCCTGTTCTGCTTCTGCAACCAACATATTGAAATACGCCAATGGTGTTTGTGTAGCAACATCTTGGTTTGACAGGTTCGCTACACCAGTAGCAATAATAGGTGCAGGGTCTGTAGGAAAACTCACTTCTGGTAAGCCTAAAATCCTGTCCACCCTTGCACCTGATGTTTCTGCTGGTGGCGTAAAACCATTGATAGTTGTTGTTGATAAGTTTAGGAACGCATCAGCGCATTCAATATTGATCATATTGTGTCCATCTATGTTGAACTCTGTGTTGTAATGCACAATGAACCCACGAAACATATATTCATCATTGCGTGAAATCCTTACTTGCCTGCGTGGTTCAAAACCCAAACGCCCACGATCAACATTCCAATAGGGGCTGGCACTATTAGCAACGCTGAACTTATCCTGCCCAAGTAAATCATCAATAGTGATGTTGCAGGTTGAAGCACCAAACTGTGCATCTTGGCTACTACGCCCACGCTTGATAGAAACACCAACCACATATTGTGTTACATCAAAGAAAGTTGTTGAACCTTCCAAAAAATCTTCATCAAGAATACCTAGCAGGTCATCATCAAGGGTAAAAACATTCTGGTAGAAACCAGCATCAAGTTCAACCTTGTATGTGCCAATATCATTCAACCCAGCCATTACGCAACCTGAATATCAATTGCACCAGAACGCCTATTGAACTTACGCAGTTCAGCAACTAACACATCAGGCAAAGTTTGATCTGCAATCTTGCTATTGATTGTGATGTTATAAACATCACCACCCATGCCACCCATCTTTGATAATGGTATAACTGCTTCTGATTCACCACCTTCGCCTATCAAAGCCAGCGTTGGTTTTGTCACAATCCCACCAGAAGCAAGAGTAGCCAAACCACCAATGCTGATACCTGACAAATCAATACCACTAAAATCAAAGCCACCAGAAGAACCACTAGAAGCAGAAGAAACAGAAGTTGGCTGTGGCACATTGACAGCAACAGTAAGTTCATTTATAGCCTTCATTGCAGCCTTCATTTGTTTTGAACTCAATTTGCCTTTGCTTTGCTTCAACAGAAGGTTTGCTTTTGCTAGGGCTTTGGTGGCTTCCAGTTCACGCAACTTGGCATCACTCAAAGAATCAATTGCATCAAGTTCATCTTTTTGCGCTTTCTGCAATTCAACCAGCGCATCTTTATAGGTCTGTGATTCTGTGGTTGCACCATTCACAATTTCATTCAATGTCTTTTGCGCAGCAGCAACATTGTTTGTGCTGGTAGTTACAGCATCTTGCGCATCTTTCACACTCAACTTGGCTTCAGCCAAATCAATCTGTGCTTGCCTAATCGCTGTTGGGTCACCATTTGCATAGGCTTCTTGCAACGCAAGTTCAGCATCTGTCACAGCAAAGTTGGCTGTTTCCAATGCGTACCCTGCACGCTCTGCGTCACGCTCTGCCTGTGTCAATTCTTTTCTGGCATCAGATGCCTGTGTGGAATTAGCACCATATCCAGCAGCGATCTGGTTCAGTTTGGTTTGTGCAGTAACAACATTCTGTGTGGCTTCAGCCAAATCACTTTGGGCTTTCTTAGAAGCCTTTACAGCAGCAGTAAAAGATTTGTTGCTGTTGGCTGCACCAAACAATGCAGTAGTGAACTTGTCAAACTTCTGTGCTGCTGTTTCAACAACCTTTGCACCACTGCCAACTTGATTGCCTGCTGTGATCCCGATTTTGCCCAGCAACGCCATTGCTGCTTGGGTGTTAGTTGTCTCACCCCTAGCAATTTTAGCCATGTTTGCAAACTCTGATAAACCAAAAGACATTGACCCACCAGCAGAAGTTGTTGCAGTAGCAGCAATACCAATGGCTTTGGCATACGCATCAAGTTTGGTAAGTGTTGTGCCTGTAGTTTCATCAAGAATCTTCAGCGCATCAACATAAGGCTTGAACTTTCCAGTACCTTTGGTTGTGTATTCAGTTACATCAGCCATGCTGATGCCCATGTCACCTAATGCTGCTACAGCAATCTGCATTTGTGAATTGTTTTTAGTTAGATTTTTGAAGGCTTCAGTTTGCGCTGAACCTTCTGCCAAAAGAGCATTAGTGAAATCAATTGTTTTCTGTTCTGCTTTGGCTTTTTGGCTTGCGTATGTTCCATACAAAACTGCTGCTAAAGATAGCAACGCTGTTACACCACCTGCTGCCATCATTGCAATCTTGGCTGCGCCAAGTCTGGTGATCAATGCCTTCAATGAACCATCAGTAAGAGTAGTAACAATGTTCAACGCAATCATGCTGGCTTTATAAACACCAGTGGCGACATTCAATGCAACAATGCCAGCAGTAACACCAATGATAACTTTGCCAAAAGCACCCAAACTATTGATGCCATTGATAATAGAACCAACCAAGAAATTGACACCAGCACCTAGCCCCTGTTCACCAACAATTTTAGTGAACTGATCTAAGACAGGTAGCACATTATTGATGATGCCATCAGCAAATCTTTCTACAGCAGGTATCAACAGGTTGCCTAGATTCTCTTGAACATTGCCAATAGCAACTTTCATACGGTCAAAGCCTGTAGCAGTAGCCTTAGCAGTGCCACCAACCTGTGATTCAACTTCAGCCAGAATCAACTTCTGCGCTTCAAGTGATTTACCTGATTGCACCAGTGTTTTGATTTGATCTCTTTGTTGCTGGCTGAAGTTCACACCAGCCCTAGCAAGAGCAGTTACACCTTTGATGGGGTCAGATAAAGCCTTGCCAAGCATCTTGGCAGCAGCATCAGTAGAACCAAAAACATTGCCCAAATCCAAAGCAGCCTGCGCTGCTCTGTTGAACACATCATTGCCTGCACCAACTTCATTGCGTACCTGTTTGAAAGTAAGAAGCAGATTCAAAGAACTTTGGATTAGTTCATCATCTACGCCAACCTGCAAAGATAACTTTTGCGACAACTTAGCAACCTGATCACCAGTTAGACCAGCAGCACCACCAGTGGCTTTGATGATGGCATCAGTTTGTTTCATCACTCTTTGTGATTCATATGCAGCCTTTACCAGTGAACCACCAATAACGCCAGCAAGACCAGCACCAACAGCACCCAACTTTGCAAAGTTCTTTGCTGCTGTGTTCACTGCTTTGTTGGTGTTCATCAATGCAAAAGCACTGCGCTGCCCAGCACCATTCAGATTTTTGAAATCAGCAATAGCCTTCTGAATACCACGATTATCAAAAGAACTTATGATAGGTACAACAATTGCCATTAGAAAGCCTTTCCAAATCTGCCCAACGCTGTACGCACCTGTGAAGAAGCACGCACTGATTGTGCATTTCTACGGTCAGTTTCAGAAGCAATTTCAGCAGTGAACCTTTTGCCAATAGCATCAATCACTTGTGTAATTTCTTTTTCCACCATAGGAAAACTTGCTTTAGTTCTGCGCCACATAACTCTTGAAGGATCACCAGCCTTAGCAAGATTCTTTACAAACTGGCTGTTCTTCACTTCATTCTTAGCCAAATCATAAACAGAGCCAGCAGCATCAGATTGTTTGATACGCAGAATGGGGTATGAATTGGTGCGCCTAACTTTACGCCCACCCACCTGCACTGTTACACCCTTGCGTGCCTTCTTACCGTCATACTTAGGAAAAGATGAACCAGCACTGTTGGCTGATTTTCTGCCCCTAGTGGTACGCCCATATTTAGTCCAGTTGATCACACCAGTTGAACTTGGGTATGGCTTATCTGGGAAACCAGCAGCCACATACGCACGCATGGGTTCAGCCTTGTTTTTCAGGTCAGCACTAATGGCTTTATACAGTTCAGGTTCTAACTGCTTCAATGCTTGCAATACTGGCGCAACACCATGAACCATTGTTTGTGAAACTTGCACCTGCGCCATGTCAATACTTTACTTGTGTTGGTGTTGCTTGCTACGCCACAAAAGATAATCATGCATAGCATTTATATATGTGGGTTCTTGTTCAAGAAGCACACTAGGCGCAATACCTGTTTCAACACAGATCATTGCCAATCGTGCTATTGCGCTTCCATGTCCAAAGGGATTGATGAACCTTCATCAGCGTTATCAACAACTTCAATGGTATCAACAGTGTTCAACCATTCAGGATCAAAAGCCAATGTGGTGTTCTTGTTACGCACTTCTGATTTCCATGCCAACCACGCAATATCAGTCAATCGTAGTTCTGTTGCAAAGTTTGACACACTGCGATTCCATGTGCGTTCAAACGCAACGAAATCTGCAAACTGTGCTTCAACAATTTTTTCTGTACCGTCATTTGTTTTTACGGTCATTGCCATTTTCATTTGATGCTGTCTTTCTTTTATTTATGGGCTAGTAGTTTTTACTACAGATCCACCAGTGAAACTAAGTGTGGTCATTGCTAATTCACCAACAGCACCTGCCACTGGTGTATGCGCTGATAAGAATGTGCCACTTACTGTATAAAGTGGGCAAGTACCAGAAACAGTAGCGTTTGTTGGCTTTATCGTCACAGTGGTAGTTGTACCCACCAATGGATAGATCAACGCTTCAACACTTGTTGTTGGTGATCCTGATGGAATCGTTGTAGCAAAATCTTGCATCAACGCAATTTCAATTGACACATTTTGCAAACCACCAGCGAACTTATGTCCTGTATCACCAAACGCTGTTACTTCAATTGAATCAACTTCATAATTCAATGAAACACTATTTGCTTTTGTTTGTACTGCTGTACCAGCAATAGTGATTACTGCATCTGTTAGTGCGAGAACAGCCATGACTATGCAACAGCCTTTGCAATAGATCCACCAGTAAAACTAAGCGTTGTCATAGCCAATTCACCAACAGCACCAGCAACAGGTGTGTGTGCTGCTAAGTATGCACCAGTGATTGTGTAAGAAGGATTTGTTGCGCCAACAGCAGATGAAGTTGGTTTGATAACAAGTGTTGTTGTTGTGCCAACAAGACCATAAACAGTTGCTTCAACATTTGATGCTGCAAAGTCTTGCATCAACGCAATTTCAACTGACAGGTTTTGCAAACCACCAACAAATGAATGCCCAGAAGAACCAAACGCTGTTGATTCCAAAGAATCAATTTCATAATTGATAGAAACGCTATTGGCTCTATTCCCTAATGAAACGCTATTGATTGTGATGCTGGCATCAGTAAGAGCAAGAACAGCCATGACTATTCACCTTCCAATTGTGTTTGTGATTTGGCTTTTACACCAACTGCTTCTAGGTGTCCACCATCAAGCAACGCTTGTAAGTTTAGACCTTCTAGTTCTGATTCAGTGACTGTTGCACCCACTTTGCCAAGTGTGCAGTTATCACTAACAATTTTATATGTTGTCATGTTTCTTTCTTCCTACTGTGTGTACACAGTTACTTGAAAACTGATCTGCAAGTATTCTGCATCATCTTGTTCTAGTGCGCTGATGTTTGCAGAACTATTTACAACTAAATCACTGCACGCACCACCCAATGTTTTGTCACCTTCAAGCGCAAGTTTGATTGATGATGCACCATTAGGTGAAAGGTAAGCATCAAGGTTTGCGTTAGCGACACGATCAACCCAGCGACCCACAACAACATGACAGGTAAAATCCATTGTTGATACTGAATTGCCACCACCCATAGTCCTGTTATAAGTAACGCTGTTCAATGCTGGGTAGGCAAATGGTGGGTTCAATTGTTCAGGCTGATAACTGGTTGTGCGCAATCCTGACACAGTAGCCAAGCGTGCCTTCAGACCAGCAGCCACTGCACCAACGGTAGCCATCAGGCAACTACTTCAAGTTTGTATGTATGCAAAAGATCACGCACATCAGGATCTACAGCACGCACCTGCACAGCCATATCAGCAAAGCCGACAACACCCAACGCTGCGTTCAATCTGGCAAAGCCCCTGATAGATAAAAGAATGCAAGCCTGCTTGATGTCACTAGGTACTGCATTCCAGCCCCACTGCGCTGTGACCTGCACCAGTGGCTTATCAATAGCAATAGGGAACTGGTAGCCATTGATAGCCACAATGCGCCTATAGGGGTTGCCAGTAATCACTGCGTTCAAAGGTTCAATCTGGTACTGCTGGTTCTGTGTCCATGTTGTAGCAAAGGTTCCATCAGAAGCACTATCAATTTTTAGTGTGATTGATGAAGTAGCAATATCATCTGTGCCAACTTGATACAGCGTTGCAGGGTACAACTTCACTGCTGTTGCGTTGGTCTTGTAAAACCATCTGTTGCAGTAACCATCAATGCGCCTAGAAGCACCTTCAATAGCCTGTTCAATCAGCGCATCATCTGCATTATCTGTTAGGCGCAACGCTGATTTTACTTCAGCCAGTGTTGCATACCCATTGGTGATAGCCATTGTTAGTTGCTTGCACGCTTCCTAGTTGCAGGCTTTGCAGCCATTTCAACAACAGGTTCAGCAGTTGCTGTTTCAACAGGTGCGCTTGCACGCTTGGCTGTGTACCCATAGTGCGCAAGTTGATCATCAATCTGCTTCACACGGTCAGCCAATTTACGATTGACATACCCTGCACGCTCTACAAGTAGTGCTTCAATAATTGGTTGATTCATCTTTTCAATCTTCCAGTGCTGTGCTGGTGGGCTACCGTGTCTAGCGAAACCCACCAGCATCAACTGGTTGTTGGGGTTAGAAGGTTGGTGTGACCAATCCTGTGCCACCTACCAAAGCAGAAGCGTTTGGATAGCGTGCAGCAGTGAAAGCACTGTAACCATAGACAACTGCAAGAACATCAAGTTCAGCAGCCTTTGGCTGATCAAAGCGTAGGTACATTGGCGCACCATCGCCTTCTTCCCACAGGTGAAGTTCTTGCGTGTTTCCAATGATGATCACATCTTCATTTGAACCTGCACCATTTGTGGTGATCACATTGGCATCAGTTACCACTGGCAAGCCAGCAATGCTGTAACCACTGTTGCCATACACAACTGAACCATCACCAACAGCAATGGCGTTCATTGCGCCATTCATGGTTGGTACTGCCAGTGGGCGTTTTGTGTCATCTAATGCTGCAAGGATAAAAGCCAAACGGCGTGGGTGCATGATCATCACATTGGGTCCACCAAAGTAGTTGGTTTGAATGCGCTGTACGCAATCAAGCAACTTTGGATACAACTCACCAACTGTGGGTGAAGAGTCAGTGAAAGTAACAACTTGTGTTACTGCGTTAGTCAATGAAGTAACAACAGAAGCATCAAGGGTGGTGTGGTATGACAAGATCAAGTCATTCATTACCAAACCATCAACACCTGTGCCACGCTCTAAGGCTTGGCGTGAAACTGTTTGCTGACCTGCAATGGTCTGAACTGTGATGTCCAACTTTGTATCGTCCATGTTTGTTTCAGATACTGCTGCACCTTCAGATTGTGCTGCTGTGCTTGAACCTGTGGTTACACGGCTGATGCTGATTGTCAAACCTGATGCTGGCAACTGGTGCTTGCGTGCAATATCTGCAACAGGGCGACCAGCCCTAGCCAGTGGTGCTGCAAGTTCAGTCAAGAACTGTGGCACGATAAGCCCAGCAAAGTTTGCTGAAGTTACATCACGGCGTTCTACACGCTCTTCATTCATGTGGCGTGCAAGACGCTCTTTGGCTTGATAGTCACCATTGAACTGTGCAGCAAACGCATCACCCAAGAATGATGCAGAACGATTGTCACGGCTGTATGTGCGTGCTTCTGAACGCACAACTGCTGGTGCAGTAAGCCCAGCCTGCGTGCGCATTTCTGCTGCTTTTGCGTTGCGTGCTTCAAGATCTTTGTGCTGTGAGATTTGATCATCAAGTTCTGATGCTGAACGCAGTGCAACTGCAATTTCAGCATCTTCATCTGGGGTCAGTTCACGCACTTCTGCTTCTGCTGCTTCAACGATTGTCTGTGCGCTGGCAAGATGTGCATCACGCTTTTCAATCAACTTATCTGAATATGACATTTTGAATCCTTTTGATAGGGGTTTTCATTTTTAGTGAGTGTCAAAGACAGCGTGTGGCTACTTTACGGCTCTTGTTTTTGCCAGCAAAACTTGCGCTTTGCGTAGCGAAACTGATTGCACAATAGCAACTGTTGTATCAGTTATTTGCTGATTGCGCATTTCTGCACTGGTTTCTTCATATGCAGGATATGTAACAATGCTGACATCATGTAGGCGCACTTCTTTTAGTTCACGCACTGTGCGTTCAGCATTCCATGAATCTTTGATGGTTTCAAAAGCAAAAGACATTTGCGATAGATCGCCACGCTTCAATGCGCTGCGTATCTTTACTGCATCAGGGTTTGCTGGGTCTAGGCGTGCTTCCATAAATAAACCTTTGTCATCTTCTGTCAAGGTAAGCGTGCCTGATTTGGTGCGTGCCAATGGCACACCAGTGTGATCTATAAGCAAACGCACATCAGAACGATCTTTTATAGTTTTCTTGAATGCGCCACGCTTTACATATTCAGTGAATGGCAGTGGCTCTGATGGGGAATCAAACACGGCTGCATAGCCACGCACTGTCCAATCATCTTCACCATCAGCCATTGCACGCAATTCAAGATTAGTAAAAGCAATACTGCGTGTGCCTTTATCAACAGCCACCCACCTGTGTTCAACTACTGGTGATTCACTGCGTTCTTCTTCAAGTTCAGCATCAAGTTGATCAACAATGTTTTGTGCGTAATCCATAGTTCTTTGTGCTTCTTTCTTAGTAGATCCACTACCCCACAGAAGATGTGCCACAACACCTGCTGTGATTTCACCATCTGCTGCTTCTAAGTCCACCATATGTCGTGCTATCCACGCAGCAATTTTGCGCCATTTATCAGGGGTAATTTCACCATCAGCCATTTTGCGTGCATCTTCAACGGTCTGTGGCAACAAGCCATCACCAGATAAACCTTCAGCGTGATACTTCAAACCTTGTTCTGCATTGTCACGCATAAACTGTGGTGCTGATAGGTCAATCTGTCTTTGTTCTCTGGAATCAATTTCAACTTCTTCAACCAGTTCTTCTTCAACAGGCTGGTGAAGTTCCATCATCTTTTCAGTGATTTCTTCAAGAATGCTTTTCACTGCTTCATATGCCTGCGCCAAAGCCATCATGATTGGTGATTCTTCTGCCTGATTCATTTCAGGTGGTTCAACCATTTCTTCTTCATCATCATCACTAATCAGTTCTGTATCTGACATAAGCAAGCGTGTTGCCCAATCACCCATAGGTTCAACATCTTCAGACAATGAAACAGCAATCATCTGATCAATGGCATCTTCTTTTATTTGATGGCAACCAATTGTTTCAGGTGTTGATTCTGGTGTGTCTGCTTTGATGGTTGCCCAGCCTGAACAATCTGATTGGGTATCACTTATGTAGTAGGGCATTATCTTTCCTAATCTGGATTGGGTGTCAAGATGCGCACATCAATACTTTTACCTGATTCAGCAATACCAAAAATGGTTTCATTGAACGGTACAAATATTGTGATTGGTGCGCTGTGTTTTGCTATGTCCAAACCATTTGAAGTTGTCACTGCACTGTTGCCAATAAATAACACTTCATTTGTTCTGTTGTGAATATAAACAGTTCTAGTTTGATTGTCTGCTGCCACAAGCAAAGTTGCAACATCAGTTACTGTGACTTGGCTTGATTTCATATCGCTGTCTGCCCATCAGTACCCAATGTTGGTAGATCGCCACCTTCAACACCAGCAACAGGTGCGCCAGCAATGCCAAGAATAAACTGATCGCCACCTTCATAGGGTTCTCTGCCTTCAATCTGGCGTGCTTCATTAGGTGTCAAAGTTCCAGACATAATCATGGTTTGTTGCGCACGCACCCTTGTTAGTTGGTCTGCTCTTGCAATTTCGTTTGTATCAAAACGCACTTTTTCTAGTGGTGGCAGTAGTTCACTGATGCAATCTTCTAGGCGTTTGCAATATGGCATCAGCGTATGGCGCAGAAAGTTGATACCTGCTGATTCAACATTTTGATAGGTCTGGCTGTCGCCACCACTGCCATTGATCATATGCAATGGAATGCGATAAGCCCTAGCGATATCACGCACGATTGCTTCTCTGTGGTTGATGGTGTCCATGTCTGATGCGCTGACAGTGACACTGCGCCACTTCAAGCCACCAGTAAGCACAGCAGGTTTGCGTGATTTGTAGTGGGTATCAAACCATGTGTTGCGCAGAACTTCTGCTGCTTCAGGTGAAAGGTTGTTATCAGTTTCAAGCACTGAAGATGGCGTTGCACCATCACCATAAAACTGCGCTAAGAAACGATCAATAGCCAGTGATGTTCCTATGGTCTGGCGCAAAGATTCCAATGGTGAAACACCACGCACCTGATTAGGGAAGCGCAACCAATCAATCTGTTTGATTACATCACTGTTATAAATATCATTGCTTCCAGTAACTTTGTATTGGCGTTCACCATTTTCATCAAGCATGATGGTTACTCTGTCTGGGTGAATGTTGCGCATCTCTATTAGTTGCCCACCTTCTCTTGGGGCATAAATAAACACAGTGCCATGAACAGCAAGTGTGGCAATGGTTTGATGCACAAAATCAAACATGGTTTGTTCAGCGTTGGGCTTACGCAACACCAATGGCATTGGCAAACGCTCTAGGCGTGAACCAACTTCTTTGTATGGGTACAGGGGCATCATGGCTACAGAATCAGCCAGCAAAGTAATTGCTGACATAATCGCAGTGCTTGTGAACGCTGTATCTTGCGTGACTACTTCACCAGCAGAACTACCATACAACGGTCTAGCAGTAATACCTGTGGGGTCAATGCTGAACGGTAACTGGCGTGCTTCAATTTTTCTAAACAGGGTCATGCGTTGGCTTCAATCATTGCAACAACTGCAAGACCAGATGCAATCAAACCCAATTCAATGTTGATCATAAATACACCAATGCACGCAGTAAGAACACCAATGGCTTCAGCAATAACTAATTTCAGTTTCATGCCATCACCATACATTAGCAATCATAGGTGTAGGCGTATTACTTGAACGCCTAGTTGCACGATCAATAGCCATACACATTGCAATGCACGCATCAATCTTTCTTCTGCTCTTACCCTTAGATAAACGCCAGCCTTGTTCTGTCATGCGCTGTGCAGCAGACAAAACCTGATCAGTGAACATAGGTGAACCACCATGAACAATCTTCTTGCCTACGATAAACTCATACGCAGTACCACACGCAGGTATCATTCTTTGTGATGATTGTGGAAACTCAACCATTGGCAACCCATCATCATAAAGTGATTCTGCTGAACGCTGAAAGAAAGCAGGGTCATAAGCAAACTCTTGCACTTCAAGTTCATTGTGCAGTTCACGCAGATGAGATTCAATAGCGTGAATATCAATGGCTTCTTGATCTGGGTGAAAGATTTTTGCTTGCACAGCAATGCGCCCATCTTCATGTGGCTGCGCTATCACAATGCCTACGCTGTCATGTTTCAATGCCATGTCAATACCAACCCAGCAAGGGTCATAAGCGTTGATGGTTGCATCACCTGTGCATTGTTCCCACGCACCAACAGGTAGCCAAGATTCTTGGCTGCGTGTCCACTGGTTTAGCCTGAACCTACGCATGGCTGCTTCACTAGATTGGCGTGCAGACACACGCATATCATCAAGATCTAAAAGCCCCAACGCCAGATTTGGGTTGGCAATCTTCCACTGCTTTTCATCATTGATATCACAATCTGTTTTGGCTTCCCACCACCAAAACCCAAACTGATCTTCACTGGCTTCACCAGCAGAAACCCTTTTGCCATACTGATACAAACGCCCACACAAAGATTCAAGATCAAATCCAGCAGTAGTGATAGCAACTACTAATGGGTCTAGGCGTGCGCCAGATCCCATTGTCAAAGCGTCATACAAATCATCATTGCGTTGCACATGAAGTTCATCAAACACCACCAGTGATGGGTTCAGACCCTGTGCCAGTTTGCCATCAGAAGAAAGCACACGATAGATAGCACCAGTAGAAGGTACTTCAATAGCATCACGGTAAACCTTGCATTCATTTATCAAAGAAGATGAACGCTGAATCTGATGTTTGGCTTCTTCAAAAACAATGCGTGCTTGCTGGCGATCACCAGCAGCAGAATAAACTTCAGCACCTGCTTCACCAGCAAACAACCCATACAACGCCAGCGCAGAACCCAGCAAAGATTTACCTTGCTTTCTAGGCAAACCAATCAACGCACGCTTGTAACGCAACCTGCCAGCATCATTGCGTTCAAGCAACGCACGCAACAACCACTGTTGCCAATCAGTAAAAGTCAAAGGTTCACCAGCACGCACACCCTTAGTGACACGCAAAAAATATTCTGCAAAAGCAATAACATCATCACCATCACTAATCACACTGCGCTGTGGTGTGCAGTACGCAGGCTTCCATGCCTGCTTAGGCTTGGCTGGAACGCTTGCCATTCACAGACTTTCTAAACATTTCCATTTGTGTTTCAACCTTCACAGCCACAGCACCCAAGCGTGAACGATCAACAGGGGTCAAACCCAAAGAACACATCATGCTGAACTTCATCTTTTCCAAATTACGCAACTGCACACGGTCACGCCAATCACCCAATTCACGCACCTGCTTACGCAACTGCTGTTCTTCATCAGTGATTTCACAAAGCATCTGCACCAGTTCCAAATCTGTATCTGGTCTAAGCCACGCAGCACTAAACGCCCACAAGCGTTGCCACAGTTCTTCACCATAACCACCAGCAATCAAAGCCCTAACAGGTTCAGGCACACCAGCCGATTGCACAGCACCAGAATCTTTTACAACAGCCAGCGCAACATTGCGTGGCACACCACGCACCGATTCACCACGCTTCACTTTCACTTCAGTAGGCACACGATTACGCCCACCAGATCTGCTAGTACCAGCCATCACCAAAACCTTCTTGCTGTCATCACAGGTGCTTGTATCAGAAACCCTATTTGCTGACATTGTACACAAAGAGA